GTAGAATTGATTCCTGGCATTAGTTGACGCCTTTTGTTCATCAAAGTTGGCATAAATCTTGGCATCACGGGAGTCAAGATAATCTACCTTGGCCATGTACAACCCGCGATAATAAAAGTCAACATCCTGACCTTCATCTTCCAATTTCTGCTCATTCTTAGCCGCCTCCTTCAACTCATGTGCACGCCAACGCAAAAACTCACGCTCTGAATCCTCCAACGTAAAGTCAGAGACTTCATAGTCTTTCAACTTAGCGGTAGCTTTACGCATGCGATCACTCGAGTCTTGGGCGCGACCTTTTGTTTTACCCTTTTTCTCGTCCGCATCCGACTCTTCCTCTGGCTTCTTTACCCTGGCCATCCCAAACCACGTAGCACGTACTATGAGGTAGCCAACCAAAGAACCAACGATAAGAGACGCAACAATGCACAGCCCTATGACAAAGACATGTGCACTCTTTGCACGAGTATAGAGTTCAACAAACCATTCAATAAAACCGATTGCAGCAGCATCAGGATCTTCAACCCTTTCCTTACCACCACCCTGTTGGAAACATTCAACTTTCTTACCGTTGGATCGCCAACGGTAGTAAGCATCCTCTATCTTGCAGGGAGGGTCCCAGTCTCTTCTGTATACCATAGCAAGCGTATAAGCATAAGCCCAGTGGTTGCGGTCTGCAACACCAGATAGCCTATCCTGCAACCCCTTGATCTCATCTAAGTCCCAAGGTTCTGCAGTGACTCTGGCAATTGCTTTTTGCAACAACGAGCATTTAGTCTCATGCGATTGATGGATCCAGTCTTCCTCTGGGAAGAAAAAGGCTAAATAATCAAGATATCGCAATTCCATATCTGTTGGTGCGGGGGTATTACCCTCGCCTTCATCTGATGAACAGTTATGAGCTGGAACAGCGTCGGGCTTAACAAAGGCAACGGGTTTAGTCTGCTCTCTATGGCATTTACACCCGCAACCCGCAAGCCATCCGACAAAACCATTCCAACCATACCAGTCACAACAGTCATGGTTAGCGGTACATTCGGTAAATTGAGTTCTCTTTGTAAAAGAGAAATAGGTAAGAAAATCTCTGATGTCCTGAATGGAACCTGCGCAACACTGCATAAGAGCGAGCGCACCAGCTAAAGTGCCGAAGAATTGACACATACGAGCTAGACGTGACTGGGGAACTTTTGATTCCTCAGCACGCCTACGCGCGACGGAACTCCAGACCATATACACCACTGTGGCAATCGCTGATATTATCACCACTCCAATAACCCTAGCGAAAGGAACAGCGGCAAACCACTCAGACCAGGTGGGTTTCCGTGTTTCCTCTGTCATGCTAACTACTGAATTAGCAGCTGCTTGTTGTATAACCGGACGGCGATCCTTTGTCGTTGTCAAAATACGCACGATATCTTCTCGTGAGAACTTTGCATACGTCAACGAAACTACGCCCGACACACAAAAGAAGTTCTTCTTCAGTGAGGCGTTGAGAAACATATAATGATCCACTTTTCTGAGGTATGTCTCTACCACAGAATCAACGCCTGCGCCATCACCACTCACGTGAGCCCTACCCACATCCATCAGGCATATTGCCATGTCTATCCAAACAAAAGGATGGAGTATCCATGACAATCCTGCGTGATACGTAAGATAGGTTAACA